GCGGAAAACGATCCGAATCCGAAAATGAACCGGCGGGTTGAAATCTTCGTCGGACGTTAAACACCGATCTCCGAGCCGAAGCCTGGACGGCCGTTTTTTCTCCTTTGAAAAACCTTTTTTTAAAGACATTTTTGTGGGCGGCGAACCCAGCCAAGACAATATGCTTCGGTTAATACATTTTTTTTCAACGCGCAGTATTGCCAAACAATACAATTGTTAAAAGAGCTGACATGTCAGAGAACAAACAGTAAAATCCCAAATGATCTGGAGTCACTTAAAAAGTTCAATAGTCTCAGAAGTTTAGAGTAAAGTCCATCGATGAAACGCACGTGAATCTCTGCAAATCGGACATTTGGTGACTCGACGATATGTTGCGTGAGCTATGACATTATACAGGGTCCCATAAAGGTTCTTGGCTCGTATCATTCTTAAAGTGCAATCAGTGCATATGATATGCCCACAATTCATAACTACTATTTTTTGAAAGCAATCAAAGCATATTGGACATTCTATTGATGATTCATCATGTTTTCTTAATGTTGCAAGAGTTAAGTAACGCCCTTCCATGAATGCAAAAACATGATTAGATCGAACAAGAGATAACCATTCCGTCATTTTCGTTGAAGTATGATGTTTATCAAATCTCTTACAAATCTTGCGCATACAAATACAATTTAATCTAGAATACTTCATTAGCTCATTGTCGTCTATTTTTCTATTCTTGTAAAACTTGATAAACATGTCACTGACAACAGTCGCATCCCGACTTAGTCTATCGGTGATATATAGACTGTTATCACATAATTTGGTTATTTTTTTATAAGTCTTGTAATTGATACACGTCGAACGCAATACATAAGGCATTTGACTTACTTGAGTTTCCCAATACTTTCCAAACTTCATGATTTGAAGTTTATTAATTTTTTTGCTTTCGAATCCCAAAAAGTGAAAGATCTAGGCTTGATAAGATACGTATGGAACAACTATTCGAATCTGCAACGCCCCTCATATACCATTCTGAGTTGGGTACTCTCCCCGAATGTGATTGTCATGCTTTGAAGGAAATAATATTTAATACGAGCAATGCTGTGATATCTATAGAATATCTGATAGATATCTATGAAGAATACGAGATTCGCATTGACATTGCAAATAAAAATGTCAAAGCGTTTGTAAAGACAATTTCTTTCGAGCCAGTAGAGATGAATATGCTCAAAGTATGTACAACGGAGCTTGATGAAGATATTGTCGATGTAGGTGGGTTGTTCAAGTTGGACATGTGTGCTTTGAAACGGGAGTTATGTTTTTTCTGATTAACTATTAATGGAAATGAGACATTTATACATTATCATGCTTATCATATTCATGGTAGTTATCTCAACCATAGCAACTTATAAATCTATACAGCAGTTTACGAATGGTGTCATTGTGGAGTTGTATGAACGCAAAAACTATTGTGGCGATAAAATGACTTACACAAGCACAGGAGATTACCAGGTGTCAGGAATCAGGCCATCATCTCTTCGTGTAGCTTCTGGTTATGCTGTTTGGGTTTACACAAATTGGAGTCAATCTGGCGACTACAAGGTTCTTCAAGGAGATATCCCGAACTTGCAAGACCAATTAGGAAATATGTATTATTCGCAAATGAATGATAATGTATATTCGATAAAGATTTTACGTCTTGACAACTCCAACTCTGGAGGAACACTGTCGTCAGTATCGTGTCCACGTCCAACACGATCTTACATTTGCATGCTCAGAAGTGTTGTACAGACAAGTGACGGCGCACCTCTGTATATGCCCCATAGTTTCAACTTCAATGATAATGTCGTATATACACTGTCGTTAGATATCTACACCGCTAATACACAACCTCATTGGCGTAATATTTTGTATCATGGACGAGATGATTTATGGGGACCAGGGTATACACTTGATCGCACACCTGCATTATGGACATATCCTTCCTCACCTAAGCTACATTTCAGACACAAATCTTCGTATGACTTAAATGATGGTTGTGATATCGATGCACCATTTCAAAGATGGTACAACTTTACCGTTGTTGTTTCAGTAAACTTTATTCAGTTATATATTGATTACAATCTTGTAAATACCTGTAGGCTTCCAGGTGGTCATAGGTACGACTGGGGATCAACTAGCAATAAACGATTTCACATTGGAATTGATAACTGGGGATATAGAACACCTGGAGTATACATTCAGAACGTGTTTTTCATACCAGAAGCCATGTCTATTTCTGACGTCAAGTACCATCTGAAAGATATAGACGATTAAAAATTTTATAGAAATTTGCTTTCACACCTTAAAAAGTGTTTTGAGTAGTTCCAAATAGGAAACATAATAGACATCTATACTATACGGACAAAATGGTGATGTGTTCTGGCACCACGAAGGCAGGCTCGCGTTGCAAGCTTAACGCTGTTCCTGGAACAAACTACTGCCGTAACCACGGGGAGGTGGTGGTGGAAAGCAATGTTGATATTGTCGCTATCTCTGAGATCAATACGCGGATTGCTGCGATGAAAGAAGAGATCGCTTCTCTGAAGAAGATTAAGAGGGGTTTGGGGAACAAGAACAAAGTCCTCAACAAGGCCAAGTTGCTGTTCTACCATGAACACAAGAAGGACGCCGCGATCTTGAACAATCTGAGAGGTGCGCTCAGGAGCTCCAATTTGTATTTGGTGAAGAAGGACAAGGAGATCATCCCGTGGACCTTCGTGAAGGCGTGTACCGACGAGCTGTTCAGTAAGCTATCCAAGGATGACCAGGAAGCATACATCCAGTTGGCTCAAGAAGCATTGTCTTGTGTTTAGTTTTTATGCATTTAGTTTTCCAAGTCGAATCGAAACCCTTCAAATGAACGATTGTCTTGATAATACATTATAGCTGACGAATTTATGTTTAATAGCTTCACTATGGCTTCGTGAGGAATACCATGATCGTACGCTAATGCGATGATTTTGATAGCCCATTCAAACACAGCGAACTCTTGGTCAGTACGATGATTGTGTCCAAACAGAGCAGATAGACTATTTATGATAGAAAACTGAACTTCTTTAGGATGTTTAAATAGCAAAGCTGCAAAGGGTTCAAACACTGCTTTGGCGTGAATAGACATGTTATCTAACATGTTGAACGGAGTACGGCATATAGGACATTCCTGCATCGAACACTGCACCAAGCAGTCCTTGTGAAAAAAATGATGACATGCCGTCAGTTGAATGCGATCTTGTGATGATTCAAGAGACATAAGACAAATGGAACATTCCTCTCGAGATTTAACGAACCGAAGATGTTTGTTGCATAGAGACTGATTGTTGTAAATATGCTGTGCCTTGAATTTGCAAGGTGTTTGCTTAGCAGTCAGGTGAGTGCAAAACATTGGTTCTTTCGTTTATCATGTTTGTTTAAATGGCGTTATTGTACTTGCCACGAATGTCTTTAAGATACACAATGTTTCCTGATGACTTTACGTAAAGCTTTGATTCTGGAGATTTGTGGACTAGGAGACGACGCTTTTGTCCTTTTAGAACAATGTAACGTTTTGGTTTTCCACCTTGTTGGACTTGTTGGACTTGTTGGGTATCAATGTTTGACCACATCGAACATGTTTTTAGTTCACCATTTATATTATAAATTATAAGCACGAAAGTATTAAATTCTGTGTCTTTCCTATTTTTAAGTGAAAATGAACCTTCATATTTATCATCGTATCTTTCGGCGTTTATTCGAATTTTGATCTCGATTTTATCTATTTTGTTTGAAGAACATTCATTATCTGCATATTGTTTTAGCGAATTTAGTAGATCTGTTGTGCTTTCAAACTTTTCACCATCTAGTAAATCTTGTAATCTCTCTGGCGTTTTTGGACACCATTTTTTTGGATCCATTTTATATCTGCAAACATCTTTATTGAACCAACCTTCCTTCATGCATATGAACGACTCGAGTTGCAAATTTAAATGACGTTTCTGTACTTGCCACGAATGTCTTTAAGATACACAATGTTTCCTGATGACTTTACGTAAAGCTTTGACTCTGGAGATTTGTGGACTAGGAGACGACGCTTTTGTCCTTTTAGGATAATGTAACGTTTTGGTTTTCCACCTTGCTGGACTTGTTGGGATACGAAATAGTTTGTTTTTACATTGTTTACATTGATTTCCAGTATATGTACTTCACCTTGTCCGCGATCAACAAGAGGAGCATCTTTCGGGACATTTCCTATATAGAGGATTTCGAATTGTCTTTTTTCATCAAAATCATCGTATTTACTTGCGTTAATTACGCCATTATTATATGATACATGTGCACCTTGATTGATACGTTCAATATTATACATCAATTCTTCCATATTATTAAATATAACTCCTTCTTTTATTTCTTTTATACCTTTTTCTTGTTGTGCAGGTATTTGTGAATTATAACTACTTTGCTGCCTAAGCAATGGTGATCGATACATTTTATATCTGCAAACATCTTTATTGAACCAACCTTCCTTCATGCATATGAACGACTCGAGTTGCAAACTTTAGTAGGTCCTTGTCGTGAGTCACTAAAATAACTGTCTTGTCTTGACATAAACGATCGAGCACTTTGAACAACTTTTGTTTTGTTTGTGGATCCAAAGAGGATGTCACCTCGTCCAATATGAGAACCTCTGGGTTTTGGAACATTGCTCGCAAGGCTACTACAATTTGTCTTTGACCTCCTGACAGATTTGTTCCACCCTTACCGACTTTGGTGTCTGTAGACTGAGGAAACGCATCAGCGATTCCAAGTTCATTTATAAGTTTTATAACTGTGATATCATCTACATCACTTCCATATTTAATGTTTTCTATGATTGTGCGATTGAAAAGATTGGGGTTTTGCGGCACATACGCAATCTTCTGTGTTAGCACTCGTTTAGGTATTGTTGAGATGTCTATACCGTTCAGGTATATGTTGCCCGATGTTGGGGTATACAGCCCGGCTATTAATTTCAATAGTGTTGATTTGCCGCTTCCGATTTCACCAACAATTGCTACACGTTCTTTATAATTTACAGTCATGTTCAGATGATTGATAATGGTTTTTGATCCTACTGAATACGTCAGATCTGTGATCAATAGTTTGTCATTGTTGTTGACATATTCTGGTGCTTGAAGTTTTGATGATGCTGGTGAAGGAAGTTTGAACGAAGATATAATACCCCAGTTTATCACAGTCGATCGCATTGATCCCACCATCCATCCTAGTGTTCCAAACCATTGGATGATGATCGTCAATATCGTAATGATAACTCCCGTCGTCAGTGTTTTGTTTTTTAGTCCTTTGTTGATAAGTACGATCACAGAAATTACCATAGCTGCCAATACGATCGTGCAAATGCCACGTTTCTTCATGATACACTTGATTGTGTCTTGATAGGCATGATTATACTTTGACTCAAACATCGAAAGACGATTTAGCTCTGTTTGCATCGAGTTCGCTGTGTAGATGTTTGGTAAATTGTGTATGATGTCATCGACTTCTTCGTCAATATCCGACTGAGTTTGTTCTTGTTGAGTAGAGAATTTTCCACATGATGCATGCGATGTAAATATGAATGTAAAAATGATAATAGCTGATATCATAACGATACTACCAATTTTCAGGTCGTATCTCATCAATATTGTAGCTGTTATCGCAAATGATAGAGTGTATGGGATCATCCAGTTTTTGATTGATTCATAAAAGCTCGTAATTGTCAGAGGAATTTTGGTGAAACGTGACATTAGCTCCCCTGTATTGACGTCTAAGGGTCGTCCTTCGTATGCATTTGCAAATGATTCGATCATTCTATGTTTGATAAAGTTTTCGAGTTTGGGTATCAGGTGAGCATCATGAAGATATGTCAATGTGTAAACAACTTGCATGGTCAACATTATAGATATCAGGATGATGAGAGGTTTCATCCAATCAGACTTCTTTTCGATCTTTGAAATAATAGACCCTAGAAGAAAAGGTATTAATATATCGTCTATAGGAAATGTTAATGACAACAAAGTGTTTGTAGTGAATAACACGGGATGAGTTTTAGCAAAAGCAATAACTTCTCGAGCTATCAGACTCATTTACTTGTTGTTTATTTTTGTTTTTAGAGTTTGGGTTTCTTGACATCATGATGGTTAAAACAAAATCATGACGAAGGGAAAAGAGCTATATAGTAACCTCCGTCTTGTGAAGACAGATCTCTTAAACACGGATTCTAGACGTCCAACGTTATCACACCTCCCAACTAGCCTTTTAACGTACTCCAAGTTGACTTTATATACTTCTTTGTATTTAGCATACTTGACGCCTTTCAAAAATGACTTCCGAGCCGAAGATTAGCCGAACTGTTTGACAAACTCTTTTGCATGCATAGTAAAAACATTTTTAAACAGGGGTAAGCCACTTTTTAAATGATGAAGGTTATAATACTCTGTGTCAAATTCCCTGGTGCTATTATTGCATTATGCTGTAATTGATTGCACGGTCTCAAAAACTTCTCGAGCTATAAGACTCATTTACTTGTTATTTTTGTTTTTCTTCTTGCTCCCTCCTGCAGCCGGGGCCCCAACCGCAGCCTCAACCGCAGCTAAACCCTGACGCGCTGCTACATTTGTTGATTTTGAAATGCTCTCATTGAATATTGTTTGCAAGAGCTTTTCACCATAAACAGTATTGCATTCTTCTAAGAACTTCTTTTTATTATCGTCACTTAGTTCTTTGAAATGCTTTATCCCAAAAAGTTTAACATACTTGAACTCTTGTGGTGACATTTCGATTTTGTTCTCGAGAGCTTCATCAAAAGAGTATTCTTGTGTAAGCACACACAATGCGCGAAAGAAGTTCGGATCACCAAAATATTTGGAAAGGTTTTTCTCGTTGGAAAGGTTTTTCTCGAAATTGCCTTCTATGGCTTCTACGATATCTCTATACATCTGCATGTTATATAGTTCTTCGAGATGAGGAGATTCAAGCCTTTCTACTGGTTCAATCATATGTTCGATTTTTGAATTTTCTAGCGTTTTCACTAGCTCAGCATAGCGATCTTTGTCAGGATATTCTTCTATTATTGGTCCTGGCACCATTTATCTTTATAGTATATCATATTAAGTAAATGGATGCTGCGGCAGAATTTCTGAAGTCAATATCATTGACTCCAACAGAAAAAACACATTTTTTAGTTCTAGAAGGAGTTGGAGTAAATAAAGAAGAAGTGTGCGTCAAGTCACCAAAAGTCTTGCACACTTTAGGAACATTTAAATACATCAATTATGGGTCAATATTTATATTGAAAGATATTTGGAACCTATTCAAAGACATGAAAAGTATTGCGACGGGAACTGCACTTAGAAGACCTTCTCGATTGACTCATGTTGTGAACGTTATTCAACAGTCTCTGATATCCGATACTGACTTGGTCGTGTTAATAGGCTGCTCTCATGGTTCAATTATTATGCACGCTGCTATATTGCGATTAAAGATTGAACTAAGTGACTATAGCCTCCTTCGAAAACTCAGATTTATTACTTTAGGCAGTCCTCAATTTCCTAATCCATATCTGTTGAGACAATTTGAAATGGAAGGTCGTAGACATCTAATCAATTATTATCATGAAAACGATAAACATTTACAACTACTAACTATCCTGCCTGGAAAAGCGCGCAATCCACTAACTCGTCAAGATGGGATAGTGCCATATGTGTTAAGTGATTATGGGTCCCTCTTTAGTTATAATCCTGATATGCGCATAGTTTTGCATAAAGCCAATTTTTTGGGGTTCAAAAATCTACATTGCAGATTTCCTAAATTTCAAAATGTATTTTATCATGTATCTCCCTTTTTAGCTTATCCTTCGTTCTTGCTTGATCAATACACAAAGCAATATGAAACGCTGGAGATGGATATCAATACCGCATTCAGCAGATTTCTTGCAAATGTGCATAGTTATACTAATTGTAATGCGTTTTTCCTGAGTGGGACTATAATGTATGTGTTGTTGTATTTACCGTGGTCAAAGAACAATAGAGAACTTTATCCACCTTGTGAGCAAGAAGGTGGAAGAGGTATCAAACAACGTATTCGTATAATCTCTACTAACAAAACGTATGTTGTACGGATTGAACAGCAATCCAAGAAAAAATACATTCTATCTCAAGGACAACGTGTATACCTAAAAGATATTAAGGGAAAGTATCGAATTGATAAAAAGCATTGACGCTTATTATCGTTTTTTTGTGTTTTTTTAGATTTTATGTTTTTTGTTGTCTACTTTGCAGCCTTCTTCGTAGACTTCTTGGTGGTCTTCTTTGGCTCGGGCTCGGGCTCGCTCTCGACCTCAGACATGTTGTTGTCAGTTTCTGACTCGACTGGCTCGATCTCGGAATGAGACTTGGACTCAGGCTTAGGAGTTGCGTCGCGAGTTGCCTTGTACGCATTCCACTCCTGCATCGCGAGCTTCATAGCCTCCTTGGCAGACAGGCTAGGATCAGCAGCACGGATATCCTTCATCTTCTGGCCGACAAACTTGTTGTACTCAGAAGGAGCGCGCTTGGCCTTAACAGGCTTATCCTCGTCAGAACCGCGCTTCTTTGACTTCTTGGGCTTCTCAAACGTCTTTGCATTGTCCTCAACAAACTTGTCGAACAAGTCCTTGATAGCCTCAACACTGTCATCATCGATCTCGCCCATGATATACGCCTTAACATCCTCGAACAACTTCTGCTTGGCCTCGGCCACAGCAGCCTCGACAGCAGAGATCACGTTAGCGTAAGAAGCCATCTTGATTGCGATTTGGTGTATGGTTGTAGGTGTGTGAGTGTGGATGGAAAAAAGTAAAGACGTTTTCAATTTTTATCGCAAATCTCTGAAACTATTATAAATTTTTATTTTAAGAGATGGATTCGATAAAGTTTAAGGATGTATCCGAAGCTACTAATGCAAACTACAAATCCAGATTAAACTCTTTAATAGGCTTTAGCGGTAACAGTTTGACGCATATGCTGAAACATCCCAACACAACCTACAAAACAATGATTGAACGAAAGTTATGTGAACAAACCATCGTAAATAACATAATAGCCGTAATTAAAGTATTTGATTCAAATGCACTATTCATTGATAAATACCCTAGAGCTTTCTCAATATGGAAAGATAAACTTGCAGTTGCAAGAAGCAAGGTAACTCCCAAACATAAAACTAAACCCGATGTTGATTACTCCTCTATGTTGACAACGGATTTGCAACGAACTAATCATATGAAATGGTTGTTACTGAAGATAGCAATAGAAACAAAGATAAATCCACATAGAGTCATGTTAGGTAACGTGAGATTGACAAAAAAATCAAAACGCGAGGGCAATTTCGTATCATTGACGTCTGGAAACAGTAATCCAGAAGTATTATCAAAAGTTGTTGATATAATCAAACAAAGTTTGTCAATGTTTCCAAGGAAGTATTTGTTCGTGGATAAATCAGGAAAACCATATACCAAAAACAACTCCTACTTCAAATTTGTAGGTAGATCCTTATCGACCTGAAGTTAAACATTCACTTGTAGCGTATAATAGCCACATCGAGACCGTAACGCATACACATAGCCCCATCGCTATTGTAACTGATCGGTTTGTTTCGCGTATATGATGATCATTTATTGTTATTATATGATCACGTGGCACTTCGATCACAAGTACATTTTTACGACACAAAGGACAATCTACTTGTTCAGGTTTCTTGCTGAGATGATTCAAAAAACATCTGGTATGCATGGAATGTTTACAACTTAACGTGATTAACGGAGTTTTGCTTTCCATATTCTCTAAACATATACAACACTCTTCTTGTGTCATTGTGTATCGATTCTATTTTAAACAGTTTCATTTTTTTTAAACACCAGTACTGCCGAAACCATTGGTTCCCCTATCTGATGGGTTGAGTCTGTTAACCTCTTCAACATCACAGATTACAATTTTCTCCAAGATAAGTTGAGCGATTCTGTCGTATTTGTTGATTATGAATGGTGTATTGGCATGATTGAATAGTAGTACTTTAACTTCAGCGGTGTAACCAGCATCTACAACACCTGCACCAACATTAATACCCTTTGTGCTAAGTCCAGAACGTGGTGCAATTCTACCGTATGTACCATGTGGTACTGTGAAACCGATACCCGTAGGTACAAGCATCCATGCGTGTGGTGGAACTACAGTATCTACGATACTTGACAGATCGTAACCCGCATCATCTTTGTTTGCACGACATGGCAGCCGAGCGTCAGGTGAGAACTTCTTGACCTTGAGTGTTGTCATTATTAAGAAAATACAGTTATTCTTTATTCATTTTTTAGAAAAACATTTTAAATGTCTTGTTGTTGTGCAGACGAATGATAACTTCACACGGTTCATTTGGAACATCAACAGTAATTGTCTTCATTTCGACAGGTGATTGATCAGCACAGATAGCCATCAACTCGTCAAACAACTTGGCAGGATCATTACTCGAGTACCAGCACCTCAAATCAACCAATGTACCAATAACTTTCTCGCGATTGTTCTTTACATACTCGAGAGTATTTGAATTTGGATCTTTGCTACGAGTTCGAATAATACTACGTAAAAGCTCATACAGATGATTCTTTGAAGCGGGAGCAGCCTTTTCGGCGATCAATGAAAATACTTGGTATAAATACATTTTTCTGAAAGTGATTGTTTTGCTCTATTCATTTTTTGCTACAAAGATTACAAAGATGCATCCTATTTACTCAGAAATGATTACTAGAAACTGGGAATATCACCAAAATGAAAACCCAGTTATTTTCGATAATGAGCTTGGATCAAGCAATGATAACAGAAGGTGTATTGCATTAGTTGCCGGTGGGGAATGGGAATTTACTCCAGAGTTTGTTGATGTTATGAACTCATTGATAAATGTGATGCATGACAGTATCGTGCTTCCGACGTTTCATCACACGTTCCTAACTGCACAACCTATGTCCAGAGATGATCAATACGTTGATATAGAAAAACTACAGAACGCAATATGCACGCATGTAAAACCATATTCGGTGACATTTGACAAAGTTTGTCCAGTCAAGACAGGAGTAGCATTTATAGGAGGCGACGATGTCTTGGATGATGTCAATATAATGAGAGATATGCTGCGTAAAGAGGGAGTGATTGTTAACGAACGCTACAATACTGATATACTTCACTTTACAGGACTGCGGTGGCGTGATAACATATCTGTCGAGCAACAAAAACAGATGCTTGAAATACTAAGCAATAAGAATCAAGTGTTTGCACGCTTGAAGGTAACAACAATAAAGATTATGAAAGCGTCTTGGTTGCTTAACCCGGATGAGTGCGAGGTTTTGGATATAATTGATTTGACCTAGTGTGTGCGAATCCAAGGTTGTTGTTCTTCGTTGGTATGTTGTATCTTGTCAAAAGCGGTGAAAGTGTTTCCTTTTCTCACTTCTCGAGTTGCTTGCACGATGTCTTTGTTTAGCTTGGTATATGTTTCAGATATCTTTTCATCATTATCTCTATATACCAAACGTAGTTGTAAAGGTATGATGTCAAAAGGTTGAACCTTAACATCAATAGTCGGAAAATCTGAGAAATACTTGAAGTAGAGTTGTTCCATAGTTTTCAGCTCATCTAGATGGCCAATATCTTGTTGCCTATAAATGTGTTTGTATATTTGATTGTAGATTTCCCTTTCAAAGTAACAATTTCTCACGTGAAACTTCTTTTCAGAGCTTGAGAATTTATCAAGAGCTGGAAGTGTAGCTGGTCCGCACGAGTTGTCACGGTGGTAAAACGGTTTCACTCCTTCAGCATCACTCATAAAGAATGTAATACCTTTGCAAAACTCGTAAGCTGATTCAGTAGCTAAGTTTGCAAATCTTCTTTTAGGTTGGCTTATTCCCAAAACGGACTTCATAAGCGTATCGTGAACACTCCTCAATGTATTTTTGGATTGTGTTCCAGCATTTTTGAAATACAACTTGGATGAATTGCCGTAAAGGGTCATATGTATATACCATATCGTCAAACTATGTTCACGTACAAAGTCTCACCAAGTTCTTTCTAATCAAGCTTTCGAGATGATTTGTGAGTTTGTCTATAGTTTTGCAATAGTTATCTACATATTTGTCGAGTTGTTGTGTTTCTTCTTTTATTTTGTTTATAATATCGTGGTGACGTTGATTGATCATTGTATTTAAGTATAGGTACGTTTTTATATGATAACATGGACAAGTACAAACTTGCATTTGATGATCAAATAGACAAGTATAAACACGTATTTGAGTTCCAAGAACTTGTTAGATATGATCACAAGGTAACACTTATTCATGTTTCACAACATAATATCAATGAGCTACTTCAAAAATATGCTTCAGAAGGGGCCACTGAGGTATATATTCATGGAGAGGAAGTCGATGAAGTCATAATACCAGAAGGAGTAAAAATATTTTCATGTTGCAATATGGGAATTAAGAGACTCATCGTATCTGATAGTGTAGAGTACTTGTACGCCGACCGCAATAGATTGAAATATATCGATCTACCTGAGAACATTCAAATTGTTAGTTTACGACACAACTTCTTAACTCATATAACATTCCGCTCAGATCCTAAAAAACTTTTAAGTTTGGATTTGTATGACAATTACCTTAGAGAACTTATGTTTGATCCCCCAAAGTCTCTAGGGTGCTTAAAAATAACTGGTAACGAGCACTTGCAAAGTTGCAACATGCATCCTACCATCAACAAAAGAATACTTGAAGATGATGAGTTTCTAGATGATAGTCCTTTTTAATTTTTCTTCTTAATAGAGATCTTCGAGGTCTTTGCTGGGCGCGAGGGCTTTGTACAGATAGTATTATTATATTGCGAATCGTACACCTTTTCCAATTCTACTAGTTCATCCAACCACATCTTTTGTGGCGTCGTATCATTCAACAACTGCATCGTGACTTGCTTTTTGTTGATGTCATCACGCAGTTCATCAACCTTATCTACAGTGAAGTTGTAGATAGGGATCTTGGTCAGGTAATCATAGCTGCCGTCATACAAATCATACTGCATGTCCTCGAGCATCTTCTCGAGTTCTGCCTTTTTGAGCTTGTAAACTGGAATAGTTTCCGCTATAACATCCAACACAAACCTAATCTTGTTGTTCAATTTTGTAATCTCTGCATTGAGCTTGTTCTGCATATGCTCCTTTCGCTTGGTATAGAAAGCCAAACGAACTGCATAGAAGGCTGAGATTAGATCAAGAGCTGTGTTGTACTTTGTAATTTGCCCCAATTCATTGAAGGCATACATGTTCGATGTTCCCAGATTCTTGCTGCTCACGAGCTTGAGATCGTTTTCCAATTTTGTATAGCCGTTGCTTTCTGTGCTGAGCCAGCTGTCAAGTGATGATGAAGATGTGAAATGCAGTGTGAACTTGACTTCCGTGGAAGTATACTGACTTTCATACGACTTGATAGGGCAATCCTTGTACTTACCATCTTTGTCGATAATCATCGACTCCACAAGCTCTTTGAAATCAGCAGTCCAGTAGCCGATAGGAAGCTCGGTGATTTCTACTTGTGTTGCTGACTTTCGATGATAATTGCCTCGACTAACCCATTTGCCATTTGACTTTTCGATGCTACCCGTGAATCCATTGTACCACGGGGTAAGCTCTTCGGTGACAGCCTCGCCGTTTAGTAAAGAACTCAAGACGCGAATAATGTCCTTTGGATTGTAACATGGGATATTGGTACTAAATCCAGTGCCAATACCCAAAGCACCATTTACCAATATCAATGGAATAATGGGCATATAGTATTCTGGTTCTACGGGGAACCCATCATCTTCTAGATAATTCAAAAGATCAGCGTCTTCCTTTATAAACAGTTTTCCGGTAATAGGACGAAGCTGTGTGTGGATGTAACGAGGTTGAGATGCGTCCTTGCCACCATGAGTTCTACTTCCAAACTGGCCATTCGGAGACAATAGATTGATGTTGTTGCTACCTACAAAGTCTTGTGCCATCGCAGTGATTGCTCCTTGTAAAGATGCTTCGCCGTGGTGGTAAGCAGAGTTCTCTGAAACATATGCCGCTAATTGAGCAACACGAATCTCTTTATCCCAGAGAGGTTTCTTGAAGCAACCAAACAGGATCTTGCGTTGTGAAGTTTTCAATCCATCGCACATAGAAGGAATGCTACGTTCAAGATCGTAATTGCTGAAATGAATCAGTTCTTTGTTGATAAAGTCCTCATATTTCACGGACGTGTCCGTATAATCCAATATGACTTTTCGATTGTACTGAGCAAGCCAATCTTTTCTATCATCGGCCCGGCTCTTGTTGAATGCTAAGTCCAATGCTTCAGCAGATGGCGACGCAGTTGACGTCCCGGCTGTCCAGGAATACGACACTTTCCTCATGTCCCGAAAGTATTCTTTGGCCTCGTCATCGTTGGATGTACCTAAACCTTTGTAATACTTTGTGGTCCATTTGTCACCTTGATTAGCTTCCTTCCAGCTTTCAAAGTCTGTGAGATTGTAGAAGTTGATTTTCTCCTTGCCTTTGAAGACTTTAACAATAGGTGTGAGCATAGAACATACAAACTCAAAGCCAGTAGCCGATACAAGCGATGGCCACAGCGAATGAAACATGTTCATGACAAGACCTTTGATATGCGAACCATCTGTGTCACTGTCGCACATCAACATAACGCGTCCATACCTAAGGTCCGACACATTGTTGTATGTCTTTCCACTTTCTAGGCCAATGATTTTTTTGATATTTGTGATTTCTTCGTTCTCATAGATCTTTTTGAGATTAGCATCCTTAACATTCATAAGCTTACCGCGAAGTGGGAAGACTCCCCAACGATCACGACCGACAACGCTGAGTCCAGAAATAGCCATAGTCTTGGCTGACAACCCTTCCGTCAAAATGAGCGTGCACTCTGAACTCTTGGCTGTACCTGCCCAATTCGCATCATCCAGATTTTCGATGCCCAAGATTGTAGATCGCTTCTTACCGTCCGTCTTTGTCATCTTTTTCTCTTCATGAAAGTTGCTAAGACTAACGATCTTTTCCACAATACCTGTCTTGAACAGGTCTGTGAAGAACTTGTCACTAAGTTCGCATTTGCTTCCAAACTTGGCAACCGGGGTAGTCAGAGTCTCCTTTGTTTGAGAGTTGAAAGCAGGATTGTTGATGGAGCACTTGACAAACACGAGAAGGTTCTCCTTGACGTGTTGTGCCTTGATCTCTTTTTTCTTTTTCTGTTGAATATGCTCAACAACCTTTTTGGTAATAGAAGCTACAACATGATCAACGTGCTTACCACCTTGAAAGGTGTTGATGCCGTTCACAAACGATACCTGATCAAACTGGCCGCTTGGGCTGACAGTTACGATAACTTCCCATCGATCATTGGGGCGATCGAACGCCCTTGGTGTATCTGATTTTGATCCAATGAAGAGGTCCGCGTAACGTTCAAAGTCCTTGACTTCTATCTTTTTGTCGTTGAAGTAAATATTCACAGACGAATCTGTGCATGCACAAGCATCATACGCACGTTTGCGAATCAGCTCGTACATATCATCTGTCATACCTGACAAACCGAACCGTGCATAATCTGGAAGGAACCGCACGTGAGTATATGGTGATTTTGCACTGTATTTTACGACAGGTTGGTTTGTACTCTTCATGTTGTCGTTCCATGACTGTGTGTATTGACGCTTGCGACGATGATCAACAAGATCGATAGTAAACTCCTTGCTGAACACGTTGCACAACTTGACACCAAGACCATGTACACCGCTAACGACGCTCTCTTTACCGTCCTTTCCCTTGTCGTAATTGGTGCTAGTCAGTAGCTGTCCAAAGATCATCTCGGGAATGAAGACATCTTCAATAGGATGCTTCTCAACATCAATAGAATCGCCGTCATTATAGACTTCGATGAAACCTGTGCTTTTGTCAACAGTGATCTTAATGTTTTTTACAGGTTTAGAGTCTGCCTTTGGATCGGTCTTCAAACGAATCCATTGATCTGTGGCATTCACAACGACCTCATCGACAATCTTATATAAAGCTGGAACGACGCACAACTCGCGTTGCTGCATACGCGACGAAACATCATCAAATACGTAGGTGTTCAGTGGAGTAAGATCTACTGATCCAACATACATACCAGGGATCTCATAGATGTGATCCCTAAGGTTGTGCTTTTTGTACTTGTTCGAAAGTTCGGCCATTGTTGAGGTATATCCATGAATGTTTAAGTGAGTTGTCAATTTTTTTAGATCTCAAAATAGTTAACTTCTTGGAGGGGGTCAAACACGAATACCTTAAGCATGAAATGTTCTGATGTCTCTTCTTCGATGGAGAATGTCATAATGATCCCCAAGTTTTTCTTGATAGGAAGATGGATAAAATCGTCGTAATTCATTTTCTCCATATGAAACCCACCATCATTCATGGGGTCTAGGAAACTTCCTTGTTTAAATTTGGGAATTACCAAAACACCCAAGTTGTTCGTTGCTTCTGTTTGTCCTCTATAAAACTCGAATTGAGGCTCTGGATGTATGTTGTAATGAACATTTCTTGCTAATGTAGATGACTTGAATCCGATAACATAATGACTGTAATTATGAGTAACGCTCATTGTTTTTGAGGATCTCTTCAGGACGTACATTTGTCTATATAAAAATTGATATTTATTTATATAATTTTCAACAAAATGTTTGCCCGCAAGTTGACAGTGACGCGTTCGCATACAGTGTTCCAGGCGCTTCCTGCTGTGTCCAAGGTAACATATGATGACGTAAGGGATGCACTAGAAGCAACTCGTAAGTGCAAACCTACCGATGCTCGTGATTACTTTCTGAGCAACGGAATTGATTACGATAATGTTGTCAAGTATTGGGAAACTGTACAGAAGTTGGAAAAGTCTTTATACATAAAGAAAAACTAATGTAAATGTATAGAATGTTTTTTCCAGTAGTGTTCAGGTTTGATAGCAGACACACGGAGTACAACATGCCGATTTCTCAGTTTCTGAACCTCTCAGATATCCGCGAGAAAACATCCACGCCTATTTACTACACGACTCATTCCATTCTTTATCATGGAGCTATCTATAAAGCTTTTGTTCTGTCACTTTTCTTTGCGTCAAATCCGGGGTTTCTATGTTGCAATTTTGGATACCACCCCGCCGATGTAGAACATATTGTTGTGTTGGTAGATCCACAAGACGAAACCCCCAAACATGTATACTTTGCAGCTCATGGATCTGGGCAAGGTGTATGGCGCACATGGTCCGAGTGTGAAAAAACAAACAACCAAAAGTTAGTAGTTTATGTATCGTCCGGTTCAAATGGAATGTATCCAAATCGTGGTCGCTACTGGAGGATTGGAGGATTTGCAAACGATTTGTGTGATGGTCGCGGTAAGCATTGGTCACCTAATGAAAACGACTTTGAAGATGCGACAAATCAGAGTTGGTCTGATTCCCACTTTCAAGTAAGAAGAGGAATAAATACACCAAAAAATATAGCACCTCCCGTGAACCAATCCATAACATCCATAGAACGTTTTTTGCTGTTTGTGCCAAAGGTAAAAGAAGAGGTCAATAAACGTCCTAGACTAGCATGGGCTGCTATTTAGGAGCTTTATACGCATGTCCTCGAGACTGTATGTGACAGTGTCAAGTTGTTTTTCTACGTATTGTTTGACATAGTCATACAAACTGTATTTGTTATACACTGAGATACTGAAATCTGAAACATTATTCTTGATTATGGACAAGACCATGTTATGATCTACCGTGGTGTCATTCATGATTAGAATGTTAGGCTCAATATTTGCATCCGCTACGCTAAAACATTTTGAAATACAGTTGTCTGATGGATCTGTACAACCGTTATTTGAACAAGCAAATTCAGAACCTTTTGCACAACATTGCACTGGACAAACAATTACTCGCCAAATAGTAGACCATAGAAAACATGGGGAACAACTTATAGGCATTGCCAACCACTTGTATGTACACCTTTTCACAGTACCATATTGCTTTCGAACAACGGGCTTTCCCGTCTTAACTATGTTGTTAATATCTTCGATGAACATATCCTGGATTGAAGGCATGACTGGAGGCATTTTGGACACTTTCTTAGTTTATACGTGAATGTGTTTTGGACACTTTCTTAGTTTATACGTGAATGTGTAAATTCAATTTTTGTATCGTAACTGAAACAGTGCGTATGCAGCTAATCTAAACGCTAGAGACGTACCTATCAGCACTAAACATGAATCGGTGATGACGTATCTACATGCGCTCATTATGTATTTGTTGTGATGTGTCACAGATCGTAATACTGACAGTATTAATGATTCGGATGTATTGTTTATGCTTTTAGAGCAGAATCCTACTCTTTGCATAAATGAATAAATGTTGTTGTTCATCGAATGTTCCCAATAAGAAAACTCATAGATGCTAAGAGCTTCGGTAGTCCATCTATTATAGCTCAAACCATGAAAGAATGTTACGATGCCTTTGTTCTCCAACATGAGCCCATTGAAAAACACACCCAATATAATAACAATAAACACACAAACTAGATTGCTGTATAAGGGTACTGAGTTTATTTGCGTGATCAGATAAGACAAACCACTAGCCCACATGCAAGCCATCAACATGTACCCATATACAACCCCAAATGGTACGGTAGGGAATATCAAGTAATAATATGGTACAAGGAACAACAACGGCATTCCTACGATCCATATCAAATCTACCGTCATAAGAGCACATGTGTAGCTTGTGATACTTGCGTTATTGTATACGTTACGACGAATTATTAGAGCATCATTAGAAAATGTATCTACGTGTTTAATGACGGACAACATAGTGAGGCATGTAATCGCCATGCTTATCTTTGATGGAAACTCCAAAGGGGACCATCTTGATCCTTGAATCCCACCAATAATGAATCCTGCGGACAACGTTACGATGATTTGTATTATAAACATGGAGCGATACTGTGATTTCATGGAAGTCCACAACACTACCAAGTACTGCTTGATCCTAGAAGGAAGGTCAGGACAAAATATGTTTGGATTGTGAAGAGGTCTTTCGTAATTCATACCGTTAAGAACCATAAACAACATGAAAAACTTTTGCTTGACTTTTTGTGAGGTCAATCTGTTTTCAACTTCATCTCGAGTTGATTTATAACGCTTCAGCATAATATTACAGAACTTCCTGACTAAAGGATAAACTTCGAAAGAAATTACATGTTTTGACAAAGTGATAGGTTCCAAAGTCGTATGCTTGAAGAACTCTACTTGAGAAGTTATTGTGTCAGGAGGCGTGATTCGCTGTATATATGATGGAACGTCTATGCTTCTGATATATTCAATGTCTTTCAACGTCAATGTAATGTTGTTGTTCACAAATACATCGACGATGTCTGTATTGTACACAGCTTGTTTGACATTGTTTGTCAACAGAGGTGTCATATGATTAAGATTCGGGAATGTATCAAGAGCTTTGGTCATCCATATTACCCCATATCGCGACCACGTCAAAGCCAAGTCGTTGTGATTTTTGTTTACAATATCCATGATCGCATCTGCAGGATTGTCATCCGGATTCAGATTACTTTTTAATGCATATTGAAAATACAATATTGAGGCGCGCGGCGATCCCATAAATATGGGACCACTTTTTGATAATAACAGCATGTGATCAAAGAGCATAAAGCTATTAAAACGAGGTTGGTGCAAAATAGCTATGATAGTAGTATCTGGAACTTCCTTTAGGGCTTTCAAAACTTGATAAGATCCTGTGCTATCCAGACCAGAGGTTGGTTCATCGAAAATCAGAATAGGTCTACCTGTGACAAGTTCCATAGCGATGCTTGTACGTTTACGTTGACCTCCACTAATACCTCTCGATGAAACGGTTCCTACCAGTCTGTTTTGTATAGTAGCGTCAAGACCTAAAGCCTCGAGAGTTGCTTGACAATCCCGTGGATGTTTAGATTTCAATATAGCACTCAGTTGAACATTCTCTTTAACAGTAAGATTACCGTATAACACATCGTCTTGAGGGACAAACCCAAAAAGAAGTCGATATGACTTCATATCATCCAACGTCAGATTGTGAAGTGGAGCCTCAGCTTCACCCTCTACAATACCCGAATACATACGTCCTCTCAATACATCCATAAGGGTGCTTTTGCCACATCCGCTGCCACCCATCACAGCATTCAAGCCATTATAAACAAAATAACCACTTGTTGGAGGCAGCCACACACTTCCTGAATTATCCTTTACACTGACATTTCTGAATTGCAATGCTATCAACTCTGTATGTGGAGGTTGTACGGGCACTGCGTATATAGTATCGTATGTTTTTACAGTTTTTTTCGCAAGCAAGTTTGTAAACATAGATCTGTGCATGTACAAAAGCGGGACGGCGATGCATACAAGGAAAATTACTATAATGTATGAGAACACGGGAGCGTAAGTATACTCAGGACATGTCGTGAGAAGAGGACATTTTGTTGGAAATAGACTTTGTGGTTTACAATAGTAACCATCTGGACAAGCAATGGATTGATTTGGATTGGGACAGTAATAACCACCTGGGCATTGTGGAAATGGAGCTCCTTTCAAACCTGCTGGACAAAAGGTCCCATGTAGAGTTTGAGATGCAAACTTTTGTGCGAGAGATAAAGGAGGTGTAGGTAACTCCATAAACTGTGTTCCATATCCACACGGAATTGGTTCGTATGTTCCTTGTGGACAGAAATGACCCTGAGGACATGAAATCATAGAAACATGATCTGGACAAAAGTACCCAAAAGGGCATGGCTTAGGATCTATAGTTTTGGGATATATACACAGATTGCCTTTGGGACATTGTAAACACATGTTGTTTGAACCACAATACGTGGAATTGGGACATGACAAAAGTTTGTTGTCGCACGGACAACTCAGAGCTGATTGAAAACCCGGACGTGTTGGACATTTAGAAGCGTTTTGATACAATACATTTTGAAACACAGCCCCTAAAATCACATTGTTTGTTACGTTAACAGTGGCGTTCAATAAAGCTGTAAACAGTGTAAAGCTTGGATTATTGTCGCAAACAAATGAATTGCATGTCTTCCATGGGAAAAAGGAGCAATCAGTGTCATAATTGCAATACTCCTCTTCCATACAATGGCAAGATGTCACGTTCGGTACATACGGAGAGTCGGGCCATACACATTTTACAGTGCAAGGATCAAGATTGTATGCTGACGCTGTAGTTATTAGCAGTAATGCTAACAAATACCACATGCTATACTAATTTGTATGCTATTCTTTTATTGTCTGATGTCGTCCGCATGTCTATAACTGCCCCTCTGAATCCTACATTTTTTGCACATACACCAATACGAACAGCTCTGTCAATGATTGGATTTGTTTTATCTGCATTCAAAGCTTTGATGTAATCGTTGTATCGAATATTGAAGTACAGTATCGAAGTAAGATCTTTGGTTTTTTCCCTGGTAATCTTGAAGTCATATATTGAGTCGTCTAAGCTTAAAGCTTCCTCGAATGTTCTCAACTCTTCGGCAAGAGTTACGTGTTGATCCATTTTTGGATTTTCAGAAAAAAACAACAGATATTCAAATTTTTCTACTTCTTCACCATTCCAAAAACGCTCCTTACAATAGTAGAAACCATGACAATGACCATCAGTGAAACAATGATCCATGCCCATATGTTACAATGGCCCTTGGTAAGACAAGCGATGTTATACATTGAGAGGAGAGCTACGGGAATCGCAAAAACAATGCCAATCAGTACGCCCACTGTGCGCATCTTAGGCACTAGCAGAAATGATAGCAGAATAACTGCGATATTCACTAGGAATACCACGCCATAAAGATGAGCTTGAGGCGTGTCAACAGCTTCCTTGACATTGTTGTAGATACCTTTTTGTGTGTCAGACATTTTATATTATATTCACATAAATAAAATGATTTCGAAAATGTTCGAATATGTTACGCTTCTATTTATTGTAGTGGGTGCCTTGAACTGGGGTCTTGTGGGAGCGTTTAAATTCAACGCCGTTGAATGGGTGGCCAAATATACTTTTGCGGCGCTTGCTACTATTATCTACATTCTAGTAGGACTTTCAGCCATTATTCACTTGTTCTCTCGTGACTACTATCTACCTTTCTTGGGTGACAGCGTGTTCCCATGCGGAACGCTTGCTGAGAAGGTTCCTGAGAAAGCTGATACATCTGTGACTATCAATACACTCCCCAACGTAAACGTGATCTACTGGGCCGCAGAACCAAATGCTGAAGTCGTATCCAACCCTACTCAGGCTTATAGCAAGTTGGCTAACAACGGTGTTACTACCTCCGATGCTAACGGTGTCGCAACCCTAAAATTCCGTAAACCCGCGGCATATCAGGTACACAAAATAGGAAATAACACATTGAAACCTCATGTGCATTACAGAACATGCAAATCTAATGGTATGATGAGCCGTGTAGAAACAGTATTCCTTAAGGAGTAGAAGCTATGATCGACATAAGAACCGAATGACGTTTCCTAGCAAGCGCTGATATTGCCTGTTGTAGAGTACTTTTTGTTGATATTACATAAAGCTTCTTCTTGGCTCTCGTTGCCGCCGTGTACAAGACTTGGCGATTCAACATAGGACCTTGAGATGGATGTAAGATCACGACTACATTGTCGTACTCACTGCCCTGTGATTTGTTAACCGTAACACACCAACCATGTTCGATCATGTCTGGTTTTACTGATACAGATTTTGAGTTCGATACGAAAGTGACCTTCTTTGTTGCAGCGTCAACCCTATCAATTCTTCCTATTTCTCCATTGAAGATGGATGATGCACTCATGATCTCTCCATTTTCGTTTGTGACCACCTTGTTTTTTATGCACACGATCTTATCGTTTTTGCTGAAGCAAGAAGTACTGTTGCCCTCTTGCAGACACGCTGCTATTACACGGTTCCCTTGAATACTACCTACAGTGGTGTCTTTTTTAGTTGGGAACAGTATTTGACAATTCTGATCGTGCTTCAAGAAGAGCTTCAACATGATCTTATAAATCTCCTCTGAGTCTCCTTGACTGATCAATTTCACATGTTCATTGTTTAGGTCGGAAGGCATTTTACCACGATTCACTGATTTGGCAAATTCAAATATAGGATTTGTAATTGAAACACCTTGACGAAATATCTTAGTGAGCTTGCAAACGGGTACAACACCAGAATCGATAATGTGTTTGAGTACTTCACCAGCGCCAACACTTGGAAGTTGATTGTTGTCACCAATGATGACAAGTTTGCTGTTCCCAGGAACGATGGCATCAAATAACTGATAAGCTAGCTCTACATCGACCATAGAGAACTCGTCTACAATGATCAACTTGTTCGTAAAAGGGTTTGTTGCATTTTTGGTAAATACAAATTTACCCTTCCTATTGACGAGTACCTGAAGTGCTCTATGAAGTGTCATTCCTTTGCCATCGTTCAATCGGGTGGCTGCTATTCCTGTTGGAGCAGCAAACATAATGTTATCACCATATATGCGATCGTGTACGTAACGAATACAATTTGTAGTTGTCGATTTGCCTGTACCTGGATAACCGGTAATAACCAGAATGTCAGTTGAAGTAAATATCTTCACAACAGAATTGCGTTGCTCGTCTGAAAGAGGATGTGAAAGCTGTTCATATGCCGAAATGTGAGCCAATACTTCATCTTTTCTAACGTTGACTTTGACTTTGCTCAAAGCCACAACTTGTTCAGCTATGCGCAACTCCATATTGTAAACATGTTTCAGGTAGACGTACTGTTGACCGTCTCCGAGTTCGACAAGTTCGAATTCATCATCGGTGAGAATAGATGAAAACTCATCTTTGTTACCCTTCAAATCCTGATGGGATGTCTGATAGATGGCTTCTTTGATCAACTGATCCTTGGGATAACAAGTATCCCCATCATTCACAAACCTTCTCTGCAATATATGGATGAGAGTTCCTTTTGCACGGGTACTCTTTTGTAGATTGAATTTAGTTGCAAAGTCGTCCAATACGCCAAGAGGCGCACTCGGTACATGTTTATATGGATTGTTGCGAAAGTTGTTCATGTTATCCACTTTTTTAGAAACGTTGCGTATGTCAAGAACTTGTTGAGAAGAAGGATTTGAAGGAAGCAATTCAACAAAGTTGTTTTGATATTGATATTCTTCTAAAATATTGTGAAACACATCAATAAGTAATCGTTTTGTTGCAGTAGCTAATGAATCTTTTGTCGTATACTCGCCCAACGAACCTATAGGATCTTGGAGATTTACATATTTCAAAATATTTCCGACGAGCAACGGGGCTACATTTTCTTCCTTGAAAACTTTTTCAATTGCAGTTTTCAAGTCTTGCAAAAAAGATGGCGTCATCACATCTGGGAATTTTATGGATGGAGCTTGGGATGTGGTAGACAGAATACATCCTCGAAATATGTACTTCATATAAGCCGGTAGCATTGTATAAGGTACTTGCACACAACCATTGAATAACCAGTGATTTTGGGTTCTCTTTACGGTAGATATCTGAGTCGTCATTATTGAGTTGGAAATAGGAGAGTCTTTCAATTTTTAAGTGTGCACACATACTTTAAAAAACCTTGTGAAATTAGGTGACGATCTGCACAACGCATTTGTGAAGCCTGGTTGGCGCATTTTAATGAACTCGATATCGCTACTATATCTTCTGTTTTGTCGAGACATGTCTGAAATAAGAGTACGTGCGAGTTGCAAGACCTTTGGTGGGCTAGTTGAAATGCTTGTCAAATCTACAATCGGAATGTCACTATTTTCTGGTTTTTCGTTTTTTCTTGTCAATGTTTTGTTTGGTACCAAACGTTGTATAAGATTGAATACATTGTAACATGGACTGACGATGATCAATTCTTCGGATGGATGAGTCATTATTTCGAATATATGAGGGGCATGCTTGATAATTGGTATGGTGTGTGCATAATCTTCTTTTTTGATCTCTGTAATAAATCTAATGAGGTACTCATCCGGAACTCTGATAATATTACTGGATATTGTGGTGTCTGATGTGTACACGTCATAGTCAATCACTGCTGCTACTACTTCATTCGTTTGAATAACCTCGCCTATAATTACATCATACGTCGTGTCCGAGTATAAAACACGTATATCGTGAATCATGTGGAATAGAGTGTCTCACCTTCACTCTAAAGTTAAATTACATTTAATTTAGACAATAATTCTACCGAAGCGGGCAACACGTCTGTATACATACTGTGTGTCCTTCCAGAACTTCTTCACAATTTCTAACTCATCGTTTTCATTGATTCTGAAGCCAAAGCTGACATCAGTCCAGGTAGAACCTGACACCTTCTTGTGAGTCAACCTGAAAGAACCACCAGTCATCTCCCAGTAAGATTCCTTTGAAATATTGTTAGTGCCCATGCTTGTTACACCAGTGGCAGCGGCGTCATCACCGTAACGCCAGAGGATTGCCTTCTCATAAGCGTTAGACATGCTTGCAGATGCCAGAGTAGGGTAACCATCAATCACCAGACCGGACCTATCGTTGGTTGATGGGCCATCAAGAGGAGCAGTCTCGTTACTGCCAGAGCCAATGTTGGAAATCTTAATGATCTTGTCTGACACCTTCAGACTCTTTTGAACAACAGTGGTGTTAACGATGTTGCTTGTGGAAATGTCACCTGTGATAATCAGATTACCACGCACTTGAATGCTGTTGCTGCCGATAGAGAACACTGGGTCACTTGGTTGGTCTGATGTATTCACCTTGAAGGTAACGGCATTGTCCGCAACGAAATCAAGGGCTGAGAAGGTCGTGGTTAGGGTCTTACCGGCCAGTGTCAGAACGTTGGAAGCTGCTACAGTTGTGTTGTTGCTTGCGCTGAACAGTAGATTGTTGGAGGCAGTAATGAAGCCATTCACAGCTGCACCCATAGTAATGTTTGAACCGGTGGCAACATTGAAGTTCAGAGTGGGGGTTACCTTCACATCCGCATTAGCTGACATTTCCACGCTGTCAGTTGCAGCATTTAGGCGAACAACAGCGTTGGAGTTGTCAACCGCTAGCACGGTATCGCCAGTCGTGTAAGAACCAAAGTATGTGGCGTTGAGGTTAGCGGTCTTGTCAAGAGCAAGTGTCAGGCGGGCAGCACCATTTTGGACATTGAGATCGATGTTGCTAGCCGCCACAGTTGTTGCTTGTACAGTTCTGATGGTTAGGTTGCTGCCGGCAGTGAGATCAATGTTGCTTGCGCTAACAGATGCTAGAGCCACGGGGCGCAGGTACATTCTAGGTGCGTCTAGAGTTACATTGCTGTTGGCTGTCAGGGCAACGTTGGAAGCAGTCACTGAAGTGGTTTGGACGGATGTTAGAGCAAAGTTGCTGCCAGAGGTGACGTCGATGTTGCTGGCTGAGATTGAAGCGTACATCACAGGTTTCAGGTACATTCTAGGAGCGTCCAGAGTTACGTTGCTATTCGCGGATAGAGCGATGTTGGAAGCAGTCACCGAGGTGGTTTGGACGGATGTCAGGGTAAAGTTGCTACCGGATGTAACATCGATGTTGCTGGCGGTGATTGAAGCGTACATCACAGGTTTCAAGTACATTCTGGGAGCGTCTAGAGTCACGTTGCTATTCGCGGATAGAGCGATGTTGGAAGCAGTCACTGAGGTGGTTTGGACGGATGTTAGAGCAAAGTTGCTACCTGAGGTAACGGCAATGTTGCTGGCGGTAATGGAAGCGTAGGTAACAGGGCGTAGGTACATCCTGTCTGCGTCTAGAGTCACGTTGCTGTTGGCTGTCAGGGCAATGTTGGAAGCAGTCACTGAAGTGGTTTGGACGGATGTTAGAGCAAAGTTGCTACCTGAGGTAACGTCGATGTTGCTTGCTGAGATGGAGGCGTAGGTAACAGGGCGTAGGTACATTCTAGGGGCATCCAGAGTCACGTTGCTGTTCGCGGATAGAGCGATGTTGGAGGCAGTCACTGAGGTAGTTTGGACTGATGTCAGGGTAAAGTTGCTGCCTGAGGTAACATCGATGTTGCTGGCGGTGATTGAAGCGTACATGACAGGTTTCAGGTACATTCTAGGAGCGTCCAGAGTCACGTTGCTGTTCGCAGTCAGGGCAATGTTGGAGGCAGTCACTGAGGTGGTTTGGACAGATGTTAGGGTAAAGTTGCTGCCTGAGGTGACGTCAATGTTGCTGGCGGAGACGGAAGCGTACATCACGGGTTTCAGGTACATTCTTTGGGAGTCTAGAGTCACGTTGCTGTTGGCAGTTAGGGCAATGTTGGAGGCAGTCACTGAGGTAGTTTGGACAGATGTTAGGGTAAAGTTGCTGCCTGAGGTAACGTCGATATTGCTAGCGGAGATTAAAGCGTAGGTAACAGGTTTCAGGTACATTCTAGCTGCATCTAGAGTCACGTTGCTGTTCGCAGTTAGGGCAATGTTGGAGGCAGTAACTGAGGTAGTTTGGACGGATGTTAGAGTAACGTTGCTACCAGAAGTGACGGTAACATTGCTAGTGGAGATGATCGCATCGAGGACTGGTTTCAGGATCACTTTGTTCAAGGCATCCACAGTGAAGTTGCTTGTAGAAGCAATTGCAAAGTTGCTAGTGTTGAAGGCCACGCTGTTGCTGGAGTTCACAGTCAGACTAGGCGCAAGCACGGTTGCAGATGCACTTGCGGTCAAATCCAGGGTGCTTGTCGTCAGTTTGGTGTTGTCAGTTGAAGCTACAATAAGTCGATTCTGAGTTAGCTCAACGTTACTTGTAGCAGTGAACTTGATGTTACTGGACGTCAAGGTGCTTTGATTAGTAGCATTCACGGTAAAGTTGCTTGTGGCAGTCAATGTGATGTTTGAAGCAGTAATATCGAAACCATTAACTTGATAGCCCATGGCAGGGGCACCGAATGTCAGTCTTTCTGTGGCCGTCAGACTCATGTTGCTGCCTGCATTCATGATAATGTCTTTATTGGCATAACCGTAAATAGACTTGTTTGACATGGTTATTTGCGCAGTTTTGTTTTCGGCAGATAGGTACAAAGCACCAATTTCACTTCTGACAGTCGTGTTGGAATAGCCGTTGATGTTGGCATTGGAAGAGCTGTATAGGTCCATGGTGTTTGAAGATGATACTGTGAAGGTACCAAATGACCTCATGGTTACATTTGTCGTAGCAGTCTGAGTAAGGTTGCTGGAAGTCAACCGAATATTGCTGGAATTGTACTCTAGATCGACAGCATTAAACTGGGCAAGAGTAGCCATGGTCAGATTGAGATTGGACGCGGTGATTTGCATGTTGCTGGCGGTGATAAAAGAGTTGATAGCACCTAATGCGCTAAAGTTAGAGGCCGCCACGTGGGTGATATTGCTAGCGGTCAATTTAACATTAGACGAGTTGGTAATAACATCACGAGCATTCAAGGTGTGGGTGTTTTTGACGTTGGCGGTCATGACGTCATTCGCAGTAATGGTGACGTTGCTGGAAACAAGGTCTGCTGTAGAAACACCAGTTGCGGTCCAGTTGGACGCTGTCTCGGTTATTCTGTTAGCGTTGAGGGTGGCATTGCTGGTGGAAGCAATCATGGCCTGTGTAGCATTCAATAGCATGGTGTTACTGGCACGCAGTTCTACGTTGCTTTGACCAGTCATTGAAATAGTGCGGGTAGCGGTACCAACTATATCAACATCGGCGTTCAGTGTCATGTTGCTGTAAGCGTACATCGAAAGAACGTTTGAATCTGAGCGAACACTGACGCTTTCTTGAGCACGCAGAGTGGCGGTGTTGCTGGTGCCATCCAGCAGCATGCGGGCCTTCTCGCTGGTGGTAACCATGTCTATTGAGTAATTGCTCTTAGACATGAAACGATTGGTGAGGACACCATTCATGTTTGAGGAACTAATATCCATAGAGTGGATATCATTGACGGTGATAGCAATCTTGCCTGAAGAAGCAATCTCGAACGCAGTAAGATTGCGACCGTAAATCCTGGGAAGCCACACCTGTCCTAAAATAGCTACGTTGCTAAGATCTGGGTAAATTTCAGTATTAGATGGCGCAGCCTTGTACGCGATACTTTCAGTCAGACCACCTGTGATAACATCATAGGTCGCCATTTTTACCAAAAAGGAAGAAACTAATTTACATCACCTTGGAAAATATACTCTAATGATATGTACAACCTACAAGCGCAACTCGGACATTTTTTCCCTTCCATTTTATGGTGTGACATTTGTAGACTTTACTTTTAAGATCAAAGTCACAATCACATGTTATCTTCGCAACTGTTGTATTAGCCAAATATGGACTATCTTGTCGCATACCGTAACCTGCTACATCTGAGCTCGTGATATAATCTCCGTTCTCAATGGGTCCGTTTGCATCACAAACGTATATACATCCTTCACCTACACTGTGTACAACTGCTCTGTGCCGTGTTGTGGGTTGCCAGAACTGTATGTTTCCTATCTGAAAGGTACCTGTATCATCAAATCCCCCAATTACTCCGAAGACTCTCTTGTCTTCTGCTTTATCACACAGCTTGACGATAGGAATAGCTTCATCCATCTCTAATACACTACTGTCTTTCAAATTACAATATTTGCCAGTTGAAACCACAATCTTGCCTTTCAAACTCTCCAAGTCTTTTCTTTTGCTCTCTAGTATACATCTGTGTTTGCCTGTGAAGTTCAGAACATCTGGGGCGAAGTCATCGACAAATGTGACTCTAGCACCATTGACGGAACGAAATACAAGATCCGCCGCAGTATTATTCGAGTTGTAATCTAGATATTGAGTCCACCAAACATTGCTGTTGGTAGAAGACATCATAGTGGTTCTATCCACGATCGATGAACCAGGACCAATGGTGGTGTTTCCGGAGACTACCAAACCACTTGTGATATGCAATACCTTTGCGCACAGACTTTGATTGCAGTAAACATTTTTAGCGACATATATGTGCTCGTTGATTGCTAAGCTACCTTCAACAATGTTGAGGTTACTATCTTCGTTCACAAGCTTCTCGATATCGTGAGCAGTACCGTCACAAAAAGAGACACCTTCGTTTCCTGTAAATGTATTTCCTCCTAGTCCTAGGTAACTATTTCCGAACAAAACTTTGCTGAAATTACACAAGCTTGCGTTCGCTCCCAATATAAGATTTCCAGTTATAACGGTGTCGCCCGTAGATATGAGACCTGTCGTAACATGTAATACCTTGGTACAAACACTCTGGTTACAATATATGTTCTTAGCGACGTAAAATGTTTCATTGATTGCTAAACTACCATCTACAACGTTGAGGTTGCTATCTGCATGGACCAAATGCTCAACATCGTGCTCAGTCCCGTCACACCAAACACCATGAGCATTACATCCCGAAATATTAGAGCCGAACACCAAGCCACCCGCAAAGTTCATAGGACTAAAGTTGCACAAACTTGCATTTGATCCAAACGTAATGTTTCCCATAACCACAATGTCTTGGATATGAACAGGTTGTTCAAATGATATAGTACCGTTTCCAGCAAAAACCAAACCATTGTTAGATAAGACAGCATTACAAGATGTGAAACTTAAATTACTATCCAAGGTCACAGGTTGAGATACAGTGAATTGTCCAGGACCGGTAAAATGTATACCATTGTTGCTGATGGTCACATTGCTGTCTGTAAACGTCAAGCTTGTATCTAGTTCCACAGGTTGTGAAATGATCATAGGAGATGCGCTCACGAAGGTAAGTCCATTGTTGCTGATAAATGAGTTGCAAGCAGTAAAAGCAAGATCTTTGCCAAGAACAGCAGGTTGCGCAATCGATATAGCGTTACTGCCAACAAACAGCAGACCATTGTTCTTGATAACGGCGTCAAGCTGACTGAACGTCAAGCTAGAGTTAAGCTCTGTAGGTTGCGATATTGCGAAGGGATTGCTTCCGACAAAGTTTATACCATTGTTATTTATGTCAACGTTGCATTTAGTAAAACTGACATTATCTTGAAATTCCACTGGCTGTTTGAATTGAATCATACCAGTTCCATCAAATGTTAGACCATTTGCGCTTTTGATACTTGCATACTCTCCTAACGTTAGATTTCCACTGATCTCTGTATCTCCTGTTGATATGATACCATTTGTAACGTGCAACACCTTTGTACAAACGCTTTGATTGCAATAAATGTTTTTGGCAACATAGAGTTGTTCGTTGATCGCAAAGCTGCCATCGACCATGTTCAGATTGCTGTCTTCGCGTACAAGTCGTTCGACATCATGTATAGTACCATCGCAGTATGTACTGTGTACATCGTTGCCAAAAGAAGCATTTACTCCTCCTCCAAACTTTATTTTGCTAAAGTTACTCAAACTGGCGTTACTGCCAAGAGTAAGATTTCCGGTTATTGTTACGTTTTTCAAATTGACAGGTTGGTCAAAGTTTATAGATCCGTTGCCTTGGTAAGTGAGACCGTTGTTTTGAACTGTTGCATTACTTTTTGAAAACACCAAATCGTCTTCCAGATTTAGTACTTGTTTCATTGTCAAAGGCATAGACCCTGTGAACACAAGACCATTGTTAGAAAATGTTGCATTTGAGCCTGATGTAATTAGTTTGTCGATGTATATAGAGTCCATCATGACATTCGAGTGGCATATCAAATTGCCGGTTAGTTCTACGTTGCTTAAGAAATAAGCATTCCCAACAGAAGAAAAGTCATTATTTACGACCAAGTCTTGTGTATCAACTGGGCCTACAAAGTTTGTGTTGCTGTTGAATGTTGCCAAACCAGAAAATACCGCATGTCCTGATACCAGCAACTCGGAATCTACTACCAAATTGCTATGAGCAAAAACATTTCCAAACAGGTCAATATCATCCATAAAAGCTGTATGCGAGTTGAATACCGCGGGTCCATTAGCAATCAGTTCAGATTCGGTAATCAGATTGCCATTTGTGGTTATGTTGGAGTTGAATACCGCGGGTCCATTAGCGATCAGATTGCCATCTGTGGTAATGTTGGAGTTGAATACCGCGGGTCCATTAGCAATCAGATTGCCATCTGTGGTAATGTTGGAGTTGAAAAAGGTTAGGCCAGAAAATACCGCATTGCTTGTGGTTGTTAACACTCCGTCGATAGCAACATTATTGAGAGCCGTATGCCCTGATACTAGCAACTCAGAATCTACCACCAAATTGCTATGAGCAAAAACATTTCCAAACAGGTCAATATCATCCATAAAAGCTATCTTGCCCTTGAACAACACGTCCGAGTTGAATATAGCAGGTCCATTAGCGATCAGTTCAGATTCGGTAATCAGGCTGCCAGCTGTGGTTAAGTTGGAGTTGAATATAGCAGGTCCATTAGCAATCAGTTCATTTGTGGTTAAGTTGGAGTTGAATATAGCAGGTCCATTAGCGATCAGATTAGATTCGGTAATCAGGTTGCCAGTTGTTGTTAAGTTGGAGTTGAATATTGCAGGTCCATCAGTTACGAACTCTCCGTTAATCAGAGTATTTGAATTGAATACTGCCAAGCCGTCCACAATAAAGTCACCTTTTTGTTGTACAACACCATAGTTCACAGCATTGTTACAAAATGACACGTTGCCCCTGATAGTAAGATCACCGTCTATTTCTACATTTTTGTCAAACTTAGCATCGTTGTGAACTGCTATCAACCCATTTACGTCTACTGGACCTTCGAAAATAGAATTGCTAGTAGGAATGAAAGTACCTTCAACAGTGACATCTTCGTGAAACACTGCATTCGAATCTACATATACAGGACCTCTCAAATATGCGTCTCCTATTGTTTCAAGTCCCCCATAGAACAAGGAGTTCGAGTAGGATTCTAAAGTGGTGAAAAACTTGGCAGATTCAGTACCATTTACACTAAATCCTTTATTAAACACTGTTGCGGCGTTCAATGTGACATCTCTTGACGCAGTTATCGAGTTGGTGAAAGTAGCTTTGCCGTTCACGAGCAGCTCACCTTTTACTGACAACGTATTACAAAAAGTAGCCGTGTTTCGAGCAACAAGAGGAGATGAGAACAACGCTGTGTTAGAAAACGTCGCAACTCCATAACTTGTGGTATTTCCATAAGTAGAAAGATTGCATAAAGTATTTTTGTACAAGCTTGCCAGCTCGCCCATCACATTCACACCATTGCAAAACGTAGCGTTTCCGCCAGTGTTCAAATTGTTTTCAATGTATGCATTACTACTGATAGTTATGTTGCTAGACACAATGTTGTCTACCGTCAAGTTGCTTGATACATACAACTCAGATAGGCGAGTCGTTCCTATGATGTCAACATTGTTACATAATGTCACTTGTCCTTCCCCGATAATATGACCTTTCACTCTGAGGTCTCCTGATATTTCTAAATCATTACAGAAAGACGCTTGATTGTATACTGTGATCCCAGAACGGAATATGGAGTTACTGAGAGCTTCGAGTTGATCTTTGAACATAGTTGGTCCATTCATATCGGTCTGTGCGTTGAGACTGATGTTACTGCTAACGATCAACTTGTCGCCTATGCTAATGTTCGATCCGCTCATCGTAAAAGCGCTCGAAGACACCTTGACCTCACCGCTCAACGTAATATTGCTACCTATAGATATCTTGGAACCACCATCTGCGCCAATCGATACAACACTCTCACTTGCCAATATAACATCATTGATGTTGATAATGTTGTTGCTGGTGTTCGTATAAACATTGCTACCATTGTTGGTTTTGATAATGATGTTGTTCGATCCTGTGTTTATGATGTTGTTTCCCATGATCAATGAATCATCTCCTCTGTTTGTTATTGTGTTACCGTAAGTCAATGATCGCTTAGCACCATCTATCACGTTGCTGAATCCAAGTCCGACATTGTAATATCCTGTCGTGAAAGATTTGTATCCTATGCCTACGTTGTTGGAAGATTCGTTGTATGCGTTTACATTTGTATGATCATATCCGATAATCACATTATTGTTTCCATTTGCAAAGTACCCAGTATTGTTTCCTAACATAACGTTACGCGCACCGGTTGTCATGTATCTACCGGCAGATGCGCCTATAAGCAGGTTGTCATCACCTGTGGCGAACTTACCTGCTTCCATACCAATAAAAATCTGCCGATTGCCTTGCGTTGTGTCTTTTGCAACGCCGTAACCCAAAAACACATTATAGAAACCAGCGTTGTTTGGAGCAGCATCTTCACCAGCAATTACTGAGTTGTTCGTGAACCTAACATTTGCTTTTACAGTATCTTCGGCGTTATAAATATTGACGTTCTTTGAAGAGTTTGCTAAACTCATGTTCTACATTATTCAGACGTAATAGTAAAACCTTGCCGAAACAAATCTCTGTGGTTTTGGCATATAAAAAAATCAAGTAATTACTGACGACCACGGCGACTACCACCGCGAGGTGTTTGGATAACGGGGTCTATCTTTCTGGATAATGTATGAATAATCTTACGAGGACGACTCATGATTTCTACCTCTCCGTCCAGAACACGCTTGCTATAGTCTTCGCGGATGATTGTATCACCACCATTTCTCGATCTTACGAAACCTAGGGATTTCCATAGAGCGCTCTGGTCTGTATTGAAATTAGTGGAAACAATCGTGTAGTAGAAACCTAGTTTTTGTGCTTGTTGCACAGGATCCATCGATATCACTTTTTGCACAAGCGTTTTTTCCCAGCCAGGAGAGCATGTGAATTCAATGACAGCCAGAGATGGATGAACGATTGTTGCCTTGTAAAACTCAAGAAATGATTTGCGGTCTCCAGTTAACAGATTCCAGAAGATCACTTTAGCACGACGATCTGCGTCACGAGTGTTCATAAGATAAGAGCGCAAGGTTTCATCATTTATAGCATTATCTAATGAAACTCTCTTTGTCTTTAGGAAGTCATCAAGGAGTTTATACAAGGTTTTGATACCCTCGTAAAAGTCTGTTGATGATGGTTCTTGGAAACTGAAAATGGTGCTATACGTTTGAAGCAGATCATTGTATGCCTTATGAAAGGCTTCAGCATCATATCTATCCACTGCTTCCAGCAAAGGTTGGTATTTATATAGGAGCCCCCTTATGCCACCGTCCTTGTAAATGTTGTATGCGTTACCAAAGACGCTATCTCTATTTGCAACAACATCTGCAAAGTTGCCAAGGGCGCGAATGTTCTCAAACACTTCAATAAACTCGTGCTCATTTGCATAACTCAATTGGTGATGAGCATACTGATGAACATAGCACATAGCAACAAATCCGTCTTCGTGCATTACACGAGTGGATCCTACACCATTCTTAATTGGATATTGAGAATGATCGTATATAGCTAGTAAACATGATGGATACGTCATGGCGAGGGAAGACGAGGCGCGCTCATAACATCTTTTGAAAGCAGCTTGAGTAACAATTGTCTTTTGCTCGCGCAATGGCGTATGCTCAACATGAGTCATGCTGGGAGGGTCCTTGATAAACACGATGCTATGATTCGCATCTAATGCTTCAACAGTTAGGTTGGCATCCTTTACCACAAACATAATTATACTTTAATTTAGATAAATATCATGGTAATTAAGAAAACAAACAAGGTGTAACCACCTCATTTGTTTTCTTAATTTTTTTGATTTTTTGTTTATGCCATCATAGCAGCTTGAGACGCAATCTGGCACATGATGTCGAGTTTTTTCTGCCTCTTTTCACGTTTGCTCTCTGGGCACTCGTAGACGTTCAGCATCTTGTAAAGATCGCGCATGCACGTGTGCATATCTGGGACCCAAACCCAGTTGTTGATAGATGGATCGAAGATTGTCAAGCACCTTCCGTGACTCCAAAAGTCAATGAGCTCGCTGTCAATCTGCGACGAGATGCTGATGTCGATGAAATCGGCTGTGACTTTCTCTTCCTTGTCCTCATTGAGGAACATCATCACCATTTTCATGCGATACAAGTTGAACTTTGCTTTGAGGTCTTGCACATCTTTCTGATCCGACCTGGCCCTGTTGAAATCCAATGTCTCGTTGTAAGAGCAGAACAATGGTGTCTTGCGCAACGGAATGCACTCGCACTTTTCAAAGTGCGGGACCTCTACGCGCACAACGCTATCTTCGTGCCCCACACTGTCTGCGATGATGAAGCTGTTCCGAGAACAGGCGTTCCGAACAACATCTGACGAGAAAGGTGACAAGAAGCGCGGATCAGCTTCCGTCAATGCGTTGTCCAGAGCCTCCTTGAAACCTGCAATGTCTTGTGGAGACATGAAGATGTCTGGGAATGGTTTGTTCAGGAACAACATGTGGTCCAGGCAACGCTTGTACTGCGAGATAGTCTGCACCACAATCGTGTGCAAGATCATCTTGATCCTGTCAAACTCTACCTTGGGAATGTTTGGGTTGATCATGATCACGATGTCCAAGTCGCTGTTGGAGAAAGTGTCGGTGGCATTCGGAAAGAGCATTGCGTATGCGTTGCTACCTTTCACGACAACTGCGATGTTAGAGTGATCCCTTGGGATGAGGTTGGGGTGAGAGATGATTTTTTGTTGAAGCAAGTCATAGATCTTCATAGACATGCTTCGGTATTTTCCACTGTTGTAAATTGCCTTGGCGAGAGCATCGGTGGCCTTCGCTCTCTTCTCGTCGTCGGCGTCGATCAATCCAGTTGTCTTCGGCATCACGTTGAACCAGTAGTTTGATTTAGATCCGCGAGTGTCGGTAGATTCAACAGCCCGCTTGATAAAGCTGCTGCGATCGTCGTGTGTCCAGGGCTGCATTTTTGTGGTTGTATCTTAGAGAGACAAATCACTAAATTTTTAAGTAAGTTCAATTTTTGGGGAATCGCGAAGCAAATTTCAATAAAAATTTCAACCAATAGATTAGTAGATGGCGAGTCCAGAGTCCCTTGCTGGTACTGTAGTAAGATATGCAAAGGATCATCTTCAACTAGTTATTATTATTGTGGTTATCCTGATAATCTGGTATTTGTACAGCGTGGGTTTTCCTCGTTTGAACACATTCTCCAAGGTACAAGACATTGATGCGTTTCTATTAGAGAACCAAATTCTGACAAACAACGCCCAAAATGTAATTTCAAAGAAAACACCTTTGAAGTTGTGGAAATACATTTATGGAAGTGAAAGAATCTTTCAATTGACATCAGCCTTGAACGAACAAATATCGAAGAACTACAAAGGTTCTAAAGATCCCTACATCACTGCATTCATGGAGTATTATGTGTTTTACGGAAAAAATGTAAAAGATGATGATCAAGCCGATACAATCATGTGCAATGGCTTGAAAACAAAAGTACGATATCCAAAGTTCTATCGCAACTATTATGCATTTTTGCAATCTATGGGGGACATAGACCCATCACTTGGCACAAGCGACAAACTTTGCAAGATGGAAATGGCAAACAAGGACGATTTGATTGTCAATCGTATTGTACAAGTAGGTGATCTTATCAAAGCACTTGCCACTGAGGTCCAGGCTATCATTGATACCTGTTCTAACACAAACATTGTAGCGTTCATGATAGTCCCAAATAGGGAAAATGTTGCGATGATAGCCAAAGACATCGAAACATATGGCAAAGACATCGATAAAGTTTATAGTAGTTCGTTTAATTACACGAGCGTCAATGAATTCTCTTGGATTATGTTTGAAGCTTTGTCACAAAAAGCACCACAACTACCACCTTTTGATCAAAAAATCAAACCTCTTTTGATCAATTACATGAACAGCAACTATAAGAAGAGGTTGCTAGCAAGAAATGTTTTGATTCGCAACGATGAACTGTGTGACTTCATTGACAGGCATCCAATTTACTCTAGAGTAATGCTAACGGACATCAAAGGCGATAAAGCCATACTTTATCAATTGATCAAAAGTATGTATGCTGATTCGCTAAATGTGTACGCAGACAAGGTTCCGGCATTGCTTGATCTGGCTAAAAATCTAGCTGATTTGAAATCTTTTTATACTAGCGTGTCTGTTCTCAACTTGTACTTGAATATATATCAAAACCAACACAAACGTTTCAATCGAGACACAATCAAAAGCATATATAAGTCCAAATACATGGATTGGGTAGACTTTTTCCTTTACCTATGGAAACCATACTGGGAAGACTTCATTCTTAACAAGATTTTGATGTTTTTCTACAGAATTTTTACCAAAGAATATTGGGAACATGTCTTTCTGAAAAAGTTCTATGGGTTTTGGATGAAGATCGGGAACTCAATCATGAGTATGCCTTCAAACCTTGCTCAAAGAATCGGAGAAAAAAGAAAGGAGAACTTTGTGGGGCAAGGAGAGTTCTTAGTTGAAGGTTTCCTAGGCAAAATATTCGGGCCTATCATTGCCGTAGGCAAGTTTTTCATATCTCTCCTGAAAATCGTAACAGTAATCGTACAGCTTGTCTTGCGACTAGCAAACGACCCTTTCGGTACACTTATCGACATATTCACACTTATTATAGCGACGTTGTTGTCTATCTTGTTGACAATTGTCTACGCGATCTTATCGTTACCCATAGTAGTGTTGATACCATTTACCATCTACTTTGTCATAACAGAAGTTGTCAAGTTTGTGGTATTTTCAATTATCTATTTAGCTTTATTTGCGTTAGTGACGCTCGTTATTGTATTATTAACGATCGTTAATATATGCAGCGGAAACAAGTTGAAGAATCTAGCATTATGCCAGAACAGTCCCGGAGCATGGTATAGAACACCCAATTACCAAAAAGGTAACAAATTTGAAAGATCGATACTATGCGCTAAACCATGTCCTACAAATTATGCACCGGACAGTGCTACTGGGTTCATGTGCATGAAAATCAAGAAAGGTATTCCCAATTACTGTCCCAAAGCAGAAATCATGAGAATTTTTACTGGATACAACCGCAAAGATAAGAAATACACATACCCTGATTATCAGACAGCAATGAACATGAAGTATGAAGGCAAATTACCTTCACAGCGTGAACGTATATTACTCGATCATTATGTGAAAGGTGATGACTTCTTTGAGCAATGTGGAGCCATGAACAAGTATGACACGATGACAAGATCTATTTGTGCCGGAATAGATACTATAGCAGCTACGCAACCTAATGGTATGTCTGAGAGAGACGTTAAACGTCTAACAAGAGTATGTAACCAAGCTTACTGCAACAGTCGTTACGGAGGTGCTTACACAGTTTGTTCAAGCTTAACATCTTTCAATGATGATAACCTGTCAACATTGATAAAAAATATTTGCATGATCATATTTTCAGTGATCATGTTCACGATTGTTGTGATACTGATTGTGTATGCTGCAGCAGCGGGTGCCAATGGAGATCTTATGTTCAGCTCGAGCTAACTGCCGCTGCCTTCATAATTGCGCGCCCCTCCTTCGAATACTTCAGCTTATTCTTTGGACGTACAGTTGTAAAAGGCGTATCCGACTGTGGGCTGTCAGATCCTGAGCGTTTGAACACGACATCACACATCAAAGGCCCACCCTTGATACCTGTGACATCGCTTGCTTGCAGTCCATTCATTCCGTTGGTAACATTAAATTGAATATATTCACCCATCTCGAGAGTGTGATACCCACAGTTCAGAGGCTTGATTCCTGTGTGATGAACAAAAATATCCTTACCTTTGTTTGATCCATCGATGAACGTTACAAAACCATAACCAAGCTTAGGATTAAACCACTTTACTTGACCCATGCTGTCACCATATGGCTTTGTTTCTTTCTTCTCTACCATGATAGGGAGGGTGTCCATGATCTACATGGTATTGTAAAAAAAGTCTTATATAGACACATAGCGTGCGTGAGCCTCAAATGTTTTTATGTGATAAATGTAGTCATGAGTACAACGATATTGATAATCATTGTTGTGTTGCTAATAGTACTTTATTATCTGTCATTGTATGCCAAGCCCCCACCCCCACCATACGATATAATTCAATGTTCAATCGAAAAGCTTACACCGTCATTATTGGCTGAACGTCAACTGATTGTAGTATCTGAGCCTATACCTACTCCTGAGAAACTGCTAGAAACTGTGTTTGCGTACCAATATATCAAGTCATCGACGGCGTTCATAGAACCATTGGGAGACATGTTTACCACTGCAAACTCAAAACACACATTGATAACATCTCCATTTTGGGACATCGAACTTGAAGTAGCTACTCCGGAAGAAGTGAACAACAAAAACAAGAAATACATCAAACTGAGTGTTGCAAAACATCAAGTAATTATCATACCTCCTTTCTGGTCTTTCAGAAGCCGGGACAAAAAAATAAAGCGAATTTCTTTGGACGATCCCCTTTCTATTGTAGCGTTTGCAATTTTCTCAAACCAATATAACAAATGAGTTGCGAAGATATCACTGGGCTTGGCAAATACCAATACTTGGCTTACGCAGTATTGGGTGCAGGAGTTCTAGCATCTGAAGCACTCGGTTTAACTGATCGAGTCAAACCTAACACCATTTGTCAAGCCGTTGTCGCAGTATTTAAATATTTTAGTTCTCGTAAACCTCAATCTACATCCTCTGTGTTGGGAGCTGGAGCGGCAGTGCCGCCAGTTGCACCCGCTTGATACATCTTTGTAACGATGGGCATGATGATGTCAGACACTTCCTTGTACTTGTCATCAAACTCATCCTTGGACGCCTCTGCGTTATCATCAAGCCATTGCAGTCCTTCTTTGACCGTAGAAGACACTTTCTCAAAGTCAGCGCTTTCTAGGTTTACGTCTTTCTTGTCAACAACTGTGTTTTTCACGTTGTAAAGATATGACTCAAGAGTGTTTTTGGATTCAATCCTATCACGAGCCTTTTGGTCTTCTTCACGATACTTTTCTGCGTCCTTAACCATCCTCTCGATCTCATCCTTGGAAAGATGACCCTTATCAGCCTTGATGGAAATGTTGCCCTTCTTTCCACTGTCCTTGTCTTCTGCTGATACAGTTAGGATACCATCTGCTGAAATGTCGAATGTAACTTCGATTCTAGGAACTCCACGTGGTGCAGGACGAATACCACTCAGATCAAAGTTCCCCATCATGTTGTTGTCCTTAGTGAAGTGACGCTCTCCTTCGTATACCTTGATAGAAACTGTGTCTTGATTGTCTGCATATGTAGAGAACACTTGAGACTTTTTCGCAGGAATAGTAGTGTTACGAGGGATAATAGTTGTCATAACATTACCAGAAGTTTCGATTCCAACAGACAATGGTGTTACGTCAAGAAGGAGGACATCCTTGATTTGTTCATCAGTGTTGCCAGCCAGGAGAGCTGCTTGAACTGCGGCGCCATATGCTACTGCCTCGTCAGGATTAACAGATCGGCACAACTCTTTGCCGTTGAAAAAGTCAGTCAGCATTTGTTGGATTTTAGGAATGCGCGTAGTACCACCTACTAGCACTACATCATGAATGTCCCCTTTGGACATTTGTGCATCGAGAAGTACCTTCTCAACAGTATCCAAGGTTTTCTTGAAAAGATCAGAACATAGCTCCTCAAATCGAGCGCGTGTAATGCTGCTGGCAAAGTCGATACCATCATATAGAGAATCCAATTCGAGAGAGGTTTGTGCACTGGATGATAGAATGCGCTTAG